TAAAGAAGTCTGTACTTGAGATAACGTTGACTTTATCTACCTTAAGTCTGGGGATCTTAGTACTAAACTTGTGGATTCCAGCACCAGACGAGGTGAGGGGAATAATCCCAACACCCAACACTGCTTCTCCCTGTGTTCTTGCCAGGGATATGGTATAGTCGTCATTCTTAACGACACGATAAGTTGATTGGTTGACCAGATTACCGGGAGTAGTTCCGATACCAATCGTAGTTGTACCATCCGTGGAATAGATGACTTCTTCACCAGACTTAAATCCATGAGCAGTTTTAAATACAAATTTGTTAGTTGATGTGTTTACAATACCACCTACAGTAGAACTGTCAAACTCCACTTCATGCGAGACAGACTTCATCTTCGCATCAGCAGTACACTGACCATTACCGCCAGTGATCTTGACATCGGGTTTGGACGTGTAGTCTAGACCTTCTGTATCAACTAGGAACTCTACAATTGGTCCAGCAATCTGTGCTACGACAGAAGAACCCGCTCCAGTGTGTCCAGACTGCTGTACGGACAATCTAGGAGGATTGATGACATCATATCCGGCACCAGTGTTTAGAACTGAAACATTATTGATAGAACCGTAATATACACGATCAGATGACTTGGAGGATTGTATCTCAACACCATTAAGGAACAAACCTACGCCACCAGGTTCTACAACATCTTTTTTGTTGCCTAGGGTTGGATTATCAAACTTGCGAAGCAACTGCTGTGCTCCAATGTCCTTGAGACCAACCTGGAAGGGCGTCAGAGACCCAGAACCGTCAATTGTGATGACTTGATCCCTACGAGCATTCTCGGCGCTCAGAGCAAGTTTAAACTGGTTACCATTAACACGTTTAACGTAATATGGTTGATCAGCATTAAGACCAACAGCACTTCCAGTGAAAATTACGATCTCACCACTGACGTAGTTGTGATCGGGGACTGCAATGGTATCTCCGGTAACAGTAAACGATCTGACACGCTTTTGTGGGTCAATATCGTAATGTGGCAAACTGTTAGATGCTACAAAAATCGAAGAATCGCCAGAATACGTATTCTGAACGTTTGCTACAAATTCTTTGTTTATTCTTAGTTTGGTACGGATAAAGTATGTGGCACCAGGAGTTAGAGTCGGACAATTAATGTCCAAAGTCCTAAGACCGATAATATTTGTTATGGAACCATCTAAAACGTTACCATCTACATCAACAACGTCGATTAAATCGGCGCTATTATAGAAAGACTCGTCAAGTAGAGAAATTCTGTAACTATTGGGTCCAATGAGAGCAAAAGTACTAATAGTATGCTTGACAGCACTATTTTGAATCCAAGAATGGAATTTTATGTCTTCTTGCTTTTTGCCAAGAGTCTTAATCTTAATTTGAGTACCAGAATCCTGAATTACGCCAGATCCGTCAAAGGCAGTTACAGAATTAAGTACACGGAGTTTTACGGGAGTGTTAGTGTCCCCATCTTCATAAGAAACCGCAACATTTCCTTGGTTTAGAATTTGACCAATACCAATCGATGTTGTTACACCGGTAACGTTTAAAAATTCAGTAAGAGTTTTGTCAGTGTACTCTACAGTTTGATTATCGTAAGCAAGAGATGCTGATTTGGCATATCCTACTGTAGAATCGACGTAGAGAACTGTCGCGCCGATACCAATACCCTTTGTGGCGTAAGTTCTATTGGTTGGAACAAACTTACCCACCAAAGTATCGGTAGAAAGTCTAATTTTGTAATATGTGCGATTATTCAGTATGATGGATTCTACATCGTAGATAGAAGCACCCGCATTGCCCTGTGTAAGCGTCTGTGAGACGATCTTAGTGGGGTCTCCGCTGATTACCTCACAAACGACAACATCGTTGACTACAAAGTCAGCATCGGATGGTCTGAAGAGGAACTCTTGAGGTTGAACCATCTCAACCTTCTTATCATATAGCGCACCAAAGAGAATCTTAAATGCTTCTTCGGTACCCTTCGACTTATAGAAGTCTTTTGCCTGTCTAATAAAGTTAGACTGGTCTAGATTGCCGTTTAGGAACCTTTCTTGGAACCCAGGTAGAATTTGCGTCTTCAGTTTCTTCAGAAACTGGTTTAGGAAGACGTTGCTGAGATTTGTTACTCTAGATTCGGCACCATGAGTGCCAACACCACTGATGGTGAAGGTTAGATGCTCTGGTTCGTTGGTTTTGGCATTTTTCTCGATACCACTAAAACCACGAACACACCCAGTGAATGATGTAGACCCAATACCAGTATAGGTAATGATCTCATCATTGATTTTAAATAGACCCCACTGATTAGGGAACCCTTCTGTAGAGTCTACGTAAATGGTGGTGTCTACACCATTAATATAACTTGTTAGCGAGGTAAACCCAGTAAGAGTCTCCTTGTTAAGAAAGTCTAAGGATTTATATTCTGTTAAATTTTCGGCAATATCAACCGGACCACCCTGGAATTCCTGGGAGTAATAATACTGCTTTAGAAATTCTCCAAACAGAGGATTCTCAAAGTCAATATACTCAGGTATCTGACTTTGGACAACCTCGTGGATTTTTACACGGGATAGGGAGGTCTCGATCATCTGTTATCTGGTTTTCTTACCGTTTTGGTAGCTAGATTGTGGTTGATAACGAGTTCCAGAGGTATTAGCACCTGAAGAGATGCCATCTTGCCTCATGAAGAAGTTACTCTTAGAAACGTCGAGTTGTAGATACAGTTCCTTACGTGCCAAAACGTCGTTCGACATTGGGATTGCCTGAATCTCAATAATATTGTCAGGTTGGACCGTTGACGTTATATTCACAGTATCTATAAGTACTTCACCGGTCTCATAATTGACTGTTCCAAATTTAGTGGAAACAATTTCAGGTTCAGAGTCAGTATTGAGTCTGAATAGGAATAGATTTCCAATATCAGAACCTTCTATAACTTTGTCAGCAAGGTAGACTGTACCTTCGATACTAGAAACGTTAAATCCCGTAGATTTTACGTTATACTCGTCGTTACCACGGAAGAATTCATTATCAAAACAAAGTTCATACTGAGTGAACTGATTTATGAAGGCAGATAGGTTTCTGCGAATTCTTACAGTCGTGATATTTGATGTGATAGAGGTATCCACACCATCTACTAGAGATGTGAAGTTAGAATACTTAAATCTACCACCAAATTTGTTTAATTCACCGCTTCTAGCGTACTGAGTAATCGCAGAAGTGACATCTGCTTTCAGATTATTAGGATCACCCGTAAAATTGGCGTTATAATAGACGTAACTATCAACCTCAACGTACAGATACTTAAGATTTACGAAACTTGGAACAATTCCGGCGACAGAATAACTCTTCAGAGACTGTAAAAGTTGCTTTTTAGTTGATTCTGCGAGGAAAGCACCGTTTCTTGGTTTGGCAGCGATGAAAACGCGACCATATTGCGGAGGATTTAGGTCCTCACCACCATAAGCACTGACAGATTCGATATTTGGGTAGATAGAAGGCAAAATTGCTTCATAGTCAGACGCTGTTACTGCTCGGTTTTGGGCAGCATAGCGTCTTGGGGCGTAATTTCTGATTGATTGTACGGTTTCGATGTCGTCACCGTTAGCAGCAGGCACCCTTGAGAAGATATTTGGAGAAAATGACGAAATATTTGCGCCGTTTTCGTCACTGATCGTTCCAACAAAGTTAAAAAACGATGCTCCGTTCGCTTCTTTACCCTCAGTCTTGATATAAGACGCCTCAATGATGTTACCTGACTCCAATTTCTTACCAAAAATACTGTCACCGAACAAAATTTCGTATTTTTCGTCGGTTGTTTCTTGGATTAGGTAGATATTTGACGTAGAAGTGACGCCAATAATATTATCGACAAGTCTATACTCGGTAGAAGTCGTAGAAGAACTGTCTTCTTTGATTTTTACGCGCAGAGTTGAGGTGTCAATGTCGCTATTTGGAAGAATATAGCGGGCATTTGGTTGGGAAGTATTAACAGTCCAGTTCTTTTCTAGGTATTGACCCTGATAAATGGTCAAAGTTCCTTCAGTTACACCATTATCTACAGAAGATACGTATTTTTCTGGGATAGAGAATAGAAAATTCTTATCAGATACGATCGAGTTTGCGATCAAACCTGGTTCAAACGTCACTGTTGCGTTTGATGTGGCAATACCAGAGACCTGATAGTCGATTTGTGCCACTGCTGCGCGTTTAGAACGAGGAACGTATCCGATGTTACGCGCAAGTGAGACGATATTTTCTCTTAACGTCGCCGAATCGATGAACGATTCGTTCACCACCATGTTTGTGTTATAGGCAGTGATATATGAGTTATAAGCAAGCAGGTTAATGATGACCGAAAGGTTAGAACCTTCGAAGTCAAAGTCGGAGAAGTTAGAGTTCTCCCTCAGATAGTCTTTAATTGAGGACTTGATATCCTCAAAATTTAAATTGGTAAACTGAGTTAATGCCATATTAGAGTCTAGTTGGTTCTAGAATGAAAGTGACAGTCTGAGGAGGCGTTGATAAACCAACTATAGCGTATTTAATCTCAACTTCTAGAGAGTTCTCATCGGGTTGAGAGTTAACAATAACCTCAGTTAGACTTACTCTAGGTTCAAAGTTTGTAATTACAGTCTCAATTTCAGTTTGGATTGGCAGGACTAGATCGTCTGTCGCCAATTCGAATAAGGAATCAGTAATTCTAGTGCCAAGTAGATCGTTAAAAAATACTTCTCCTAGGTTAGTTCGTACCAGATTTTGTACAGCACGCTTGATAGCGTCCGCATCTTTTAGCGGAAGCAGGTCATTTGTAACTGGGTGGCGTTTAAAAGACAGCGAGATGTCCTTAAAACCCCTTGAAATCTTTTGAAGAGGCACTTATACAATCTTCGTGTATTTAGTGCTATTTAGAGACAAAAAAAGGGGGTCTGTGAAGACCCCCTTCTGTATTCATTTACCTTGACCACGATATGCTTTCTTTTTTCTGTTACGGGAAGTTGCCGCCAGTTTGGTATACTGGGAGTTACCTTGACGGGTTTTCTTAGGTTTAGACTCAATTAAGTCTGCACCGTTCAGTGATTTCTTGACTGCCATAATTACTCGATTTCAAGTCCTAAGTATTCTACTATAACATCCTCGGGATGTGGTGTACCGTCAGAGTAGAACTGGTCTGCCAGTTCTTGAGTAATATCTAACATTTCCTCTTCTGTAATAGAGGCGTGGATTTTACTCCCCTGACAGTATATGTCGTATCGTTCCATGTATCTGTGAGTACAGAACTCTGTACTATATTAGATTACACGGGTCTTCTCGTGTCCAACACGGATAGTGGGGTCGCACCAAATCTCAAAACCTGCTTTGATAGCATCAAGGCAGAAAGAAACATCTTCGCCACACATATCTTGAACTTCACCAGAATCAAAGACCTGCATCTGCGGAGCAAACCAGGGATACTTCATCTCTGGGTGCTCGAATACACCTTTCTTAATAAGAACCCAACCGAAACCAGTATAGTCAACAGTAAAGGGTTTCTTACGTTTCTGAATGCCGTCAACCATTTCATGGTTCATGACACCACCATTGGTCTTGAAGTCATCTTCTTCCAACCAGTGAGCAACTGATGTAGTACGACCATCTTCGGTACAATACCAACCAGCAGCAATATCCTTCTGCATCCACACAAGTTTGTAGAAGCATTCTAGATTGAATACGATGTCACTATCAATCCAGAGTTGATAATCATACTCAAGTTTGCCGTCCCAGGGAATTTGGTCTGGACCACGAAGCACGTTAGCACCAAGGCACTTACAACGTGCAAAGTTCACCATGGAACTGTAATCTTGTGAAATCTGAATAGAAGCACCACTCTGTACCAGATCAAAACAGAGTTGTACGAAGTTCTTCAGGTAAGTATACGATACACCACGACCAGGGAGACAGAATACTACACTCTTGCCTCGGATCAGTTCTTTTGCTTTTTCAATGCTGAACTCGTTATCGTCGTCTTTCGTAGAACCTCCAGGCGGTGTGGTCACCACCTTAAATCCTTTTGCCATGAATAAAGATCAATTTTTTACTAGTAATGGGAATCACCCCAAAGGTATGATACCACGGTATATATGTGGTGTCAATCGTCGTCTTCATAGACATATGGGTCCTGTCTACGAATCTTCCAAAGTCTATATTCAGTCTTAATTCGCCGAATCAGTCCGGTTAGAAATCCTTTCATAATAATGAATTGTAATGTCTTCTTTGTTATATGATGTCGGTAGACCTGCTAAGATCATTTGTGACATCTGTTCTTTCTTTTTTTCTGCTTGTTCTTTTGTCAAATTCTCAAACGCCAGTTTGTCGTTTAAGTATATACTGTATGTCATAGGATTACACTCCTAGTAGGTTGTCCTCCCCTACCTCTTATATATCGTTTCTTCTTACCTTCAGACTTGATACGACGCCATTCTTCAATGCGATCCCATCGTTCCTGTTGGAAGAAGTATTGCTGGAAATACCAGATCTCTACCGCATCGTGTGCCTTCTCCTTGTTACAACGTTTACAACAGCATAGCACATTTGTCAACTCACTGGTACCCCCTTTTGCTTGGGCATGTATATGATCAATCGTATCACCAAATTCTCCACAGTAAGCACAATTATAATTCCACTGTTCCTTAATTGCTGTCCTCCACATCCGTACTGCTTCTGCTTTACTACATGCCTTTAACTCAAACAGATACTCTTGTGGAGAACTAAGCATAGAATGTTGTCTACGTATATGTATTTACCAGATTTCCAATAAAGAGAGTGTCGAGCCCAGGTACTAGAGAAGTTTCGGGGGTAGAGGCAATAGGTTTGCCGCCAATATTAAGAGAGGTATTCAGTAGAACCGGGCACCCAGTCCTTTTCTCAAAAGCACTCAGAAGTTTATAAAATGCCGGGTTAGAATTGTAAGTAACCGTCTGATGACGACAGGTGCCGTCAACGTGAGTGATAGGGTCTAACCCAGACACCTTTATACACCCATTGTAGAGCATGTAAGGGGAATCTCCAATGTCGAAGTAATCTAATGCCCTTTCCTTTATTACAGACGCTCCAAAGGGTCTCCACCATTCACGCCGTTTAACGCGAGAGTTGAGGATATCTTTGCCATCCTTGATCATAGGACTCATAAGAATACTTCGATTACCGAGAGCACGAGGTCCCACTTCTCCATACCCTTGATACCATCCTACAATCTTACCCTGTGCCAAG